AAATCCTCAATCTCCTTAAATGTATCAATAGCCGTAGTCGCATCTACACCTTTAACCAGCGTATCTAATGCTTGCTTCACACTATTGATAGACTGTTCCAGTTTTGATTCCTCTGTCTGTGCCCTTCCACTTTCAACAAACAAATCTTGCTTACTTGCGAAGCTCCCTTGTAGGTCTTCCAACAAAGATGATGTTGCCGGAAGTTTATTAACTCGCACTTTGATATATTGACCGGGAATTAGATAATTCTCATTCATATCACAACAAGAACCAACATTAAGATTCTCCTTAAACGACACATAACTATGCCCGGTAGAACTTTTCAGTAGTACTACCCGGTTGTCATTTGTATCATCAAAAGTCAGGTTAATAGCAATGTTCCCCGACACCTGAATCGGCTGGCTCTCAAACCACCCGTCTTCCACTTGAATAAAATTTAGACTTATCATACAGTTCTGTTTTATGATAGTTATTATATCAATTCCCATCCTTTCCTAACGTCTTCCATATTAGCCGGAACGCCATTCTCAACATAGCTCATAGCAGAAACTATCGCAATAAGCTGTTCTTTATTGTCTCTACGTAAAACAGTATGTCGGGATACCCCTGAACGCCGTTCTACTGTGGAAATATACGATTCTGTATTATTCTCACATGGCGGTGCCCATCTCATTATGACATCTTCAAGTTCGTTTGACACTCCATCTTTATCAGTATCATACTTGTTCAAGATGTATGTTTGGAGAGTCTTAAAAGCAGCCCGGTATCCGTATGCCATAGACGTGAATTGAAAGAAGCTCTTATCTGTTTGTGTTGCAGATAAGCCCTGCCATTTTGTGCTATTCTTCCTAATATTCAATGGATTGTTATTTCGTAGTCCTCGTGTCATTTCTGTTCCTCCTTATTTCCTTTGTTATTTTTATTCATAAAATCATCAACTGCATGTATCATCTTGTCAGGCTCGTTTTTATGCTTTGCTATTTCAGCAGCAAGTATGGCTACTTGTCGATAGTCGTCCTTCATTTTATCTTCTGCCTTTTCATAAATGCTTTTGACTTCTATGGCACCGAAAGCGATTGCACCCAACAATGTTACTAACGGGAAAATCGGGATATGCCAATCATAATAGTTGTCCAAAAACCAAATTCCCCCCATCTGCATACAATCAACGAAGGTCAAAGCCAATAATGCGTTATAGTACCGTGCGATTTTATCAACGGTTTTTCTAAGCATATAACTCGTTCTTGCTTCACCTCTTTGTTTAGCTTTTCTGTATCCACTCCATAAATCTGCCCCGATCAGCAATAATACAAGCATGTAGATGCCAAATAGCATCCATGCAATTACAAATAATTCATTCAATTCTTTCATTGTTATCCTGTGTTTGTGTATAATATTATTTACAATGAATTGTAATATTGTGATTCTACATAATTATAATACCCACTACTTGAAATTTTTCCTTGTAAAGTAAAATCTGAAGTATTTACAATCCACCATTCAATCCTATTAGACCCTCCAATATCATTACTTATTCTCGCACTTAAATGCAAACGCCGAGGAAAAGAGCCTATTTTAATTTGTTTTACTCTCATGCCATTGTACATAAAAGGATATGTACCATTTTCTCCACTAATCATTACTGCTCCCGGATTACCATAAAATATCATTTCAGAATCGAATCCATCTAAATCAGTGGAAGTTGGCAAAGTCATATAATGTGTATCGTTTCCTGTATTTTTGGTAAAAACAAAATTCAACCCAGTTGTAAGGTCTGCTTTGAAAGATTCTGAAGTATATTTATCTAAACTAACTTTACGATATATTTTTTTTATACCCACTTTAAAAATACCTCTTTCACAAGTCAAATCACCAGCTTCATTCCAACTGATATTTCCATGCGCTAACTGCCCGTTACCCGCCATTCCGAAATACACAGAAGCATTATTAGGCGTTTCCCCTCCGACCCAAAATGGTATGTCTCCACCAACGAGTCCTGCTACAATAGTTTTTCCATCAGGCTTCATAATCAAAAGCTGATTCCCCTGCATAAACCGAAGAATAGCATTTTGAGCCATAATTAATGGAGTATAAACAGGCTGAAGAGTATTAAACTTCTGCCAATATGTTGTGTTAGTAACCGGAATAGAAGAACTGGAAACATGTGTCTTCAAGCATTTATAAGCGTTGAAAGTATTAGCACCAGTTGTTACAATGGCAATATCCAAGTACCGAGTACCGGAAATAAGAGCCTCGTCATTGCGATACTCTACGCCAGATGCCCATTCAGATTGCCGAAGGATGCACCCCTGTAATCCGTCTTCTCCCTTCTCTCCATCTTTACCATCATTGCATATTTGAATAGTCTTCTTATCTATTATTGCTTCATTCTTTTTAAGAGTAAAATTTATATATGATATTTTATCATTCGGATATACTTTAGTGGTAGGATTGATAACTGTGTCACCATCAGAACCATCATCCATAGCATAACTTAATCGAAGTCCTTCGGTAGATAATGCGGATGCAGTAGTAAGCATAATAAGATTATTGCCTTGTATCTTCTTAATAGAACAAGTGACAAAACTTGGAGAAAACACATTGTCATTGGAAAAATTGATAATTTGTCCACTTGGCATCAGTTCATAGAGAACCGCGTCCTGCCCATTATCTCCGTTTTTGGGTTTTCTTCTTATTATTATATGTCCTTGTATCTTCATTCTATTACAATTTTGCTAATACTTCATTTGCTACTTCTTTTGCGCGTTTACGCCATGCCTGAAAATCAGAATATTCCTTTAAATATTCAGCGCGTTTTACTTCAGTTAGTTCACTCGTTTCATCTTTGGCTTCTTCATAATTGGCGAATACGGCTTCACGTCTATCTGCCGAATAGCGGTCAGTTACAATAGCACTGACAAGCTCTTCATACGTTCTCCCGCTTGCATTTACATTCTCACAAACCAACTGTTCACGCTTTTCACCTTCAACGGTAATTTCGTTTTTGGCATAATCAAAGAACAATCGCACCAAACTACCTTCCACTGTAACTTGTACACCTTCGGGCACCACTCCATTAAAATCACTGTACGCTTTCATTTTTACCTCCTTTTAAATTATTCATCAAAATAATAAGCACTCTTTCCTTCACGAAGTGCACGTCTTTTAATAATCACATTCTCCACCGGGAAAATCTTATCGCCCGTTTCTTGTTCCCGTAGCCTTGCTTGATCGAGCACATCTTTCAGGTTAAAGCAATTTGTTATGAACTTGTATTTTGCACCATTCATTTCAAACAGTACACAATACCTTCCGTCTCCCTGTGAAGTCTTCACGTTTGTTTCAAAATCCAATACCTTAATGGGAATATTCAAAATTTCCATTAATCTCATTTCCGAAACATCAAAGAACTTCTTTCCGTCCTTTGTCTTTCCACTTTGTTTGATTCCTTTGTCAGCAAAACTCATATCATTATCTGTTATTGTTTTCCATAAATTTCGGCAATCTCCCCATTTACACCATCCCCAGTATGATGCACGGATTTGTTGCTTACGTTTACGGCTCTTTATTCGTTTATCTTTTCGCGCGAAGGTTTTCTTCATGTTCTTACGAAGCCTTACATTGTCCGGTGTAAAGCAATATCCCAAGAAGCTAATCCTTCTTCCTCTTACTTCTTTTTCGCTTTCTATGTTTTTTGTTTTCATGCCTAACTTCCGTTCCTATTGGAGAAATACAACTATTCCCTTTCACAACCAATCCATATTCTGCACTTACCCGGTTATATTCCCGAAGTAGGAACTTAGCTTCACCTTTTGTCCGAGCAAGCATCACGTTATCATCACAATACCGATGCAAACATTTGACCTTATACTGTTCTTTGAACTTGTGGTCTATCGGGCTTACAGCGAAATTTCCGAGTGGTTGGCTTGTGTATGCTCCAATCGGTACACCTCTTTTTCCGAAGTTCTTCATTTTCCAAAATTTCAATTAACTCTTCTCCGCTATCATAACTCAATAATGCAATCTCAATCAGCTTTATAAACTTCTCGTCTTTGAATTTCCGGCGAAGCGCATTAAGCAATACTTCATGTGGAATACTCTGATAGAACTTTTTGAAATCGGTCTTTACAAACCATTTATATTCAGGATACCTACGTAGAAACATCTTCATGCGCCTGACTCCAAAATGCAATCCCTTTCCTTTTATACAAGCACTCGTATCAAGAATGAGGCTCTTATAAAGCTCTTCCCCAATTACCCTCATTATGGCATGGTGGAGAATACGCCACGGGAAATAGCTTTGTTTTGCAATATCCCTTCTCTTCCCCGCATCACTGACAACCGTCATAATACTGAAGTTCGGGTCAGGAAAGTTCAGCGTTAATATCATTTCCCTTAAAGCCTCTAAATCATCTTTGGCGTGCTCGTTGTGACGGCGGATAAATCGGTTCTTCTTTACCTTTCCATCCTGCGCATCTCTATCCGCTTCCCGAAGATTATCCATATCAGCAATCTGTTCTATCAAAAATCCTCTTCTCTTAGTCATTACCTTCTATTTAAAATTTACACCATACTTTTAATTTTGTCTTCTTCAGACCTATTTCAATTATTCCGATATTGCAAGTCCATTTTGCTTGCTTGAATAATTTGCCCGGAGCTTTCGAGAATAAACCTACTAACGCCGCTTGTCTGTTTTCGCAAGATGAACAGACCTTTCCGCACGTGTTTTTTTGACATCGTAACTTACTGGTTACTACGCTGCAACCATAATATTGCAGGGTCATGGTTCAGGGAACTCGCAGATTTCTCCACGATTAAATAAGTATGGCGAGAGCCGACATTCGCATTCGAGTTCGACCAAGCGTTATTCGAGTTCGCATACGCCAAGCCGCAGTTCGCACCGTTATTCGCATTACCGCCCCAAAAGACAAGCTCTTGTTCCCTTCCGCCAACCGTCCACCCCTGTCGGGTGCGTCACGCTATTCGTAATTCGAGAACGTGACGCTGTGAACGGATTTTGGAACTATTTGGATTTCAAAGAACTAAGTTTCATTAATTCGTTAAGATGCCATCAATTCAGCACCCGTAACAAATGTTAAATTCCCATAATAAGCAAGGCGAGAGCCGACATGCGCAGCCGAGTTCGACCAAGCGTTAGA